AGGAAAGAAATAGATCTGGTTTCTAAATTATTAGAAGACTTTTTAACTTCTAAAAAAATAGAGGAAATCTATACCAAAAATAGAAATAAATAGAAACTTTTTCCTTATATTTTTCTATTATCTTAGATGGAAATAGATAAATCATTTGTCCTTAATAAAGGAGAAACCCTAGTATTAAAGAAAAAGGGGGGAATTAACCAATTGGAATTTACTAGAAGAAATGAGAAGCATCTTAGTGATATCATAGAATTAGAATATACGAATTCTAGAAATAAGAAAAAAGACCCTTCTGTTTGGATAATAGAAAAAGATTTTATCACAAGAATTTTATACGAAATAAATTCTTGCGAGTTCGAATTTCACGAGATTAGGAAAATAGAAAAAATAAACAAAAAAGAATCCAAATGATTCACAATGAGAAAATTAATTTCTTTATTTAAAACGAAAAAAAAATCCCAAGCAATGGAAATTATGGAGAAAAATTTAGAAGATTTAAAATTGAAATATCAGGGAATGATGTTTGAATGGATTAAAGGTGATCTAATTGGATCCACCAATACATTTAAGGAGCTTAAAGAAACAGGGGAAAACTTCTTTATAGAATTTATCGAGGGAGGAAGAATAAACGAGGATCTTGTAGATGAATACACTCTTTTTTACCCTTGCCCTCCCCAGATACAAAATCTACCCTCTGTAGAAAAATCTTCTAGTGTTACTTCCATAGTTTATGGGGAATCCCAGAAATCAGGAATTGATCCAGATTCACCCATTTATAGTCTTTTGAAGAAACAAAAGAAAAATATGGTAGAGGTTTCAATTAAAATAGAATTAAATCTTCCATCCAAAGAACTTTATGGAGTTTTATCTTCCTCTTTCGAAGATGCAGAGAATGAAATTATAGAATTTGTGATAGATGGAATAGATATAGAGGACATTAAAAAATCTCTATCTGAATCTATAAAGAGAAATTATTATTCACCTAGTTCTTCTGTAGAAAAAAATTCGGCGAAAAAGATAAATAAGGAAAAAGATATTAATGAATAAAGAAGAAAAATTACTTTATAGCTCTAAGAGATTTGATGTTATAGATGCAGGAGAGAACACAGGAATAAGAACTAAATGGGATTCTGTTTTAATACTTCCTTTTACTTCTGACGATAGAGGACTCCCCCTAATGCTAGGGGTGTTAAATGAAAGAAACCTTTTTAGGAGTGGAGGATATGCATTATCCGTAATATCCGGAAGCCCGGAAGACGAGGATCCCAACACTTTATCGACTGCACAAAGAGAGTTATTGGAAGAAACTGGATTTGACGTAAAAGAGGAAGAAAGATGGTATTTTATAGGAACCCTAACAGGAAGTAAATTCGTGGATTCAATTCACCCTTGCTTTGCTGTTGATATAACCGGTATTGAACCGGGAGAACCCCAAACTGATGGATCTGAGCAAGAGAGACTTTCTAAATTTACTCTAGTTCCTGCAAACGATATTATATCTATAGAAGATCCTTTTATATCCGCTTTATTTCTTAGAATTTTTAAATATGTGGTAGGAATGGACATATACAATAGAGAAGATTCTATATTTTCTAAGAAAAAAGAAATAAACACAGAAATTTAAAAGAATGAATAGGTCTCAGAGAAGAAAAATGCTTAAAGATGCAGGTTTATTAGGAAAACAAGCAGAAAAAAATGGAATAAAAATAGATAAGACAGAATTAAATTCCCTTATAAAATCGGGGGAAGCTAAAAGAAGATCTGATCTACAAATAATAAAAAATAAAAGTATATCCGAAGGTAGGGGAGAAAAAAATACTTCTGAAGAATATATACAATTCGTTACCTACCCTACGGATTCCTATAGTGGACTATCTGAATTTTTGAGTAATCCTAATTGGGGAAATACAAAGAACGATTAATGGAAGCTATTATGTCAGAAATCAAGAGTCTTGTTTTTTATATCTCTAAATATAGTCCTAAAGAATCTAAAAAAAAAATAGAGGATCTTTTGGATCTTTATATAGTAGATATCTCTAAAATAATAAAAGATCTAGGTTATGATACTAAGGATTTAAGTGTACAATCTGAATTCATCCTTAATTATTCAATTCATAAAAAAATTAATCATGGAATATATAATAGTAAATGTGAAGGTATTCTTATTTGCTATAGAGGTAATTCCCCAGATTTCATGGACAATTTAGTTTCATTTGTCGAAGAATTACAAGAACCAATAGAATACTCCTTCAATTTTATAAATTAAAGTTAAGGGTTTATGTATTATTACGTGGGAGAAAATGATCCATCTAACGGAACCACTGCAGGTGAAATTGTTGTAGGATCTCCTATTGTTTCACAGCTTTTTAATGAAAGAGGCACAGCTATAGTTGCGAGGTACAGTAATATAGGCGCAGACAACCCAGCAAAAAGCCAGCATCCTTTACCTAGATCCCTTTTCTACGATGCTGCAAAAATGGATCCCGATGTTAAACAAGCGGAAAAGAATGGACTTTTTATGTTTTATTCTTTTGGCGGGGGAGGCGGTAATGCTTATCTAGACCAATATTATTTATCGGAAAGATCTGAGTATAACAGAATTATATCTCCACCTGAGTCCAAAAATCCCACTGCGGCCCAACTTGTAGCTGATACTGCAGCATATAGTCCCTTGCTATTAGCTAGCGGGGATAATCTATCTGCGGGAAGTCCTATAAAAGGAGGACCACATGCTCCCTATTACTGGAAAGATTTTATATACTGTAAATATTATGGAACTATACCTAATAATAGATTAATAACATTAAGAAGATTTACTTCTCCTGTTTTAGATAATTTTTCCATCCCTATGGGTTTACGAACCCCTGAAAATTTAAAGAAAGGAGTAGGAATGCCAGTTGCCCAAGCAGTTACCTGGTTCGGAGGAAAAAGTGGAAACACATTAAGCAATTTAATAGGATTTACAACTGGGATACAATGGGGGGATCAACCAATCGAAGAAGATAGGGTCCAAAAAGCTTTTGGCGATGGTCTTTTAAATTCTGCAGCTTATGATACCCTGACAAACCTAGTAGCAACATATAATGGATCGGATTCAAATGCTGATAAAGCAATTTTAGATAAAGCCAATATACCCGGATTAGAAGCCATAGCAAATTCCCTTAGCCCCGAGGGCGACGAATTAACAAGAAATCGATTTTTCCGAAGATTTTTCGATGCAGCTAAAGATGACACGACGGGAAGAATGGGAATACTTTCTGAGAGAATTTGGGTTCCTGTCGATGTAATAAAAAGCACCAAAAAGCGGGAACTTGGACTTGCCTTCACATGGTCAGATATGGTTATTAAATTTTCTTATGATTTAACGTCAGTCGGTGAGGTTAACACTAAAGCTGCTTTATTTGATATATTAGGAAATCTTTTATCTATAGGAACAAACTATGGTAATTTCTTATCCCCCTATATAAGAAATGAAGCCGCATATTCTGCCTTAAGCTTTCCTGGGGGAGACGAGGGAGCTAAGCAATATTGGACCGATCCACAAGCATTTGTTTTAAGTAATTTTTCTAAGATGTTTTCAGGGGAAAAACCCTCGGCTAAAGTTATAGGTAATACTACAATAGACGAGGGAAGCTTAAATACCTTCAAGGAAGACCTTGATAAATTACAGAAGGCTATTATAGAAGGCACCGTGAACGATCCAGATAACTTAGGATTATTTCAGAGGGTATTTAAAGGTATAAAATCGGATATGGCACTTGATGCTGCAACCGCGTGGATAGCACCACTATCTTTATATACGGGTGCACCGATAGGAGAATGGCATTTAGTCATGGGAAACCCTTATAATCCTATTGCGATGATAGGAAATTTAATTTGTAAAGACGTCACTATTACTTTTGGCGATTTATTAGGCCCTGATGATTTTCCTTCCACATTAGAAGCAAGTTTTACCTTATCCCACGGAAGGGATAGAGAAAGAGGCGAAATAGAAAGTATATTTAATCAAGGAGATGGAAGATTGTACCAAAGTGTTAAAAGTACTTCTGCAAATGCTCAAACTTATAACACAGTGGTAGGACTTGACGGAACTGTTAGTACCAACGAGAATCTTAATAATTTTTTCTCCACTGATGATGGAGGGGTTGCAGGATCTGGAGGTACAGTCACGTTGGGGGATTAAAGAATTATGATTTTTTATCATTAGTTTAAAAATTAAAAAATATGTTAGAGATAGACACTTTATCGGTAAATAAAAGGATATTTAATCCTAATGAATCAGATCAATCTAAATCTATTGGAATATGGGATTTAACCCAAGCTTCAGTAAATTATAATATTCAATTTATGAATTCTAGAAAGGTATTTAGGGTCACTTCTGATACGGTTATGAGACCGGATCTTATTTCCCTGTATCAAATAGGGGATTCCCAGTATTGTGGATCTATGATGAAAGTAAATGGAATCTCTAATCCTTTTTCCATTGACGAAGGTAGATTATTATTTATACTTAGCCCTGAAATGATAAGAAAAACATACGATAAGAAAAAGGATCAAATTTCTGGACAATCCACATCTCAACAGAATACCCCGCTGGATAATCTTAAAAAGGCCCAAGAAGATAAAGTGTTTAAGGTTAGCCCGGGCAGGAAAAATTTCCTAGATAAAACTATAAAGAATAAACCCCCGTTAATTCTTCCTCCTAATGTTTCTCAACCAGGGGATCGTAAATTTGCGAGAAAAGGAAACGTGTTTACTTTTGCCCCGGATGCAGGTAAGGGAGGATTTAATAAGCCTTTAAATAAATAAAGTGAGGGAAACCAAAATAAATCAGATCTCCTCGAATAACATAAAATTAGATCAACAATTTTTAGTTGTAGAAGGAAATGATCAAGGGGATCCGAATACAAATGCAGGACAAAGAACAGGAGTATCTACACCTTATCTAACAATAAATGCCTATCCTGTGGGAGAATATTTAACCTCTTTTAATTTAGATCTTAACGGATTTTTACCAGTATTAAATTTTTCTTTTTATTCTGGTAATTCTACTTTTATATCAGTAAACTATCCTAAGGATGGTGACATAGTTTCGCTTTATATTTCTTCCCCTGAAGGATATTATAAACCTATAAGAATGGATTTTAATATTCTTTCTGTTAAAAGTAGTGTTTCTAGTAGGTATTCGAAGGATGGATCTGCTTCTGACCCGGAGGGAAATCAGTTAAGATTTTCTATTAGCTCCGAATGTAGAATACCATCTCTTTACACCCCGGTGATAAAATCATTTAGGGATAAAAGCTCTTATCAGACTCTTCTTGAGGTCTCCCAAGATTTAGATTTAGGATTTTCGACAAACGAAACCACAACAGAAGATAATATGACCTGGATATGCCCAAATTATTCATATTATGATTTTATACAGGAGGTTTGTTTAAGATCATATAAAGATGACGAATCTAGTTTTTTTGATTGCTGGATAGATCCTTATTATAATTTAAATTTTATAAATTTGGGTAGCCAATTTTCTTACGAGGGAATTATAAAGGAGGAAGTTGTGTATGTGTCAGGGTATTCGTCTAGTGATAATTTTAAACCTGATGTTAGCTTATCTGGAAGTTATACTCCAGAAATTAAAAAAACATACCTTATTTTAAAAAATCTCTTAGATAAAGATGTTTTTCCGTTTGGTATAAATGGGTATACATTGATTTCTAATGCTGGTACGAATGTAAATAAAACCGGCTATACAGTTAATATAGGATTTTATGATGAGAATCTAGAAGAAGAATTCCCTGAAAATAAGTACCTTAATTACGATATAGAATCTTTAACTAGCAAAGAAATTTTTAGCGGTCAGATACTACAAAAAGGAAGAGGCCGTGATGATGAGTATAAAAAAGAGAAAAGAAGAGAATGGTTAGGCATATTAAATAGAAAAGATGATACCGGAGGGGTTCACGTAAATTATTTACACTCCAAATATCAAAACCTAATAAATTACAACGATTGCACTAAATTTTCTCTTAAAATAGAACTCGATGGGTATTTCGCCGGATTTTACAAGGGACAATTAGTTCCCGTTAATATAGAGGTGGGAAAAATGAATTTAAGATCAGAGAATACCGGAAATACCCCACCGGGAACTCGTAACACATCCTCTGGAACCAAAACCGATAATTTTCTTTCTGGTAATTATGTGGTCATGGGAATAGAGATATCCTTTTCCAATGGAAAATTTAAACAAATACTTTATTTATCTAAAAGAAATTGGGTTGTCAATCGGGCGGGAAATCTTCCTAAAGCTTATCCTTTTGTTTTAGAATAAATCTAATAACAGATAAATAGAATAAAAAGATATGAGCTTTGGATTTGCAGGTGCTACTGATAGAGACAGGTATAGGTTTTTAAGTGGATTTAAACTTAACGACCAAGGAAAAAACGAGGATCCTACTTATTTAGGATTTTCTATGGATTTTGAATTTGGACTTCTAGGAATAGATCAGGAATATGGAACCCCGGTAAGTCCCCTTTTTAAAGACGGTAGCTATCTTAACGATACAAATTTAAATATATTTGGTCAATTACAATACATAGGAAGAAGTAAAACCCCTAAGGATGTACTTTTCTATTCGGCTCAAACGTATTTAGAGAATAGAGAGGTTTCGACAACCTATGATGGTTTTCCTAGGACTGGGGGTAAAAGATCCCAGATGATTAAACAGTTTAAGATACTTCTTAGGGATATAACTAAAAATCAGCCCTGGTTTTTTCAATCGATAACGGGATTGGATGCTTTATATAAAGTTGCAAGAGGTGGATTCCAGGATCTAGATTCAGATTCAGATTTTAATCCTTCAAGAGCAGCTACTATAGAGATAACAACATTAGAATCATTAAATCTAAGAATTACTGCTTTAGCCGATCTTTATAATCATGCGACTTTTGATTTCATAAATATGAGAGAAACTGTTCCTAGGAATCTTAGAAGATTTAGAATGTATATTTATGTTACGGACCTAAGAAATTTCTTTAAGACCAATAGAATTATAAATTCTTCTACCACATTAACAACTATAGCAAATACTGCTAATCTTATAGGATCAGGAATAAACCCAGGTAATAGCTTATCCGGAACCAGCTTAGATAGTACTGGGAATTTCCCCGACGATACCGGAGCTCAGGGAGGAGCTTTTGGTAATGTTCTTGGTGATATAGCAAGATCGGAGGGTCTTACGAATCAGCAAGACCAATCAGGGGTAAAACCTATAATCTTAATCGAGTGTAGTAATTGTGAATTCGATTTTACAGAAAGTTCTCCTATTTCTACTGAAATTAATGCAGGTACGGATGCAGCATCACCGCTAGGACAAAGTTTTAAGATACATGTGGGGAGAGTTAAAATAAGAAGTCAATACCCTAATATAAGGATGGATAAGAACCCTTTAATAATTTCCGATGATGTATTTACGAATAAAAGTTCGGTTCAAAAATACGAGGGAGACCCTTCAGGGAGAACCGTTTTAGGGGTAGAAATACCCAATGGCCCAGCAGCAGATCTTTTAGAACAGGCAGCAAATATAGGAACTAATTTTATAGGAAATACTGTAAATGATCTTTATGATAGAGGTACCCAGTTGTTAACCGATCCTCTTAGCGGAGCTGATCAATTAATATTAGGGAATGCATATTCATTTGATCCATCCCAAATCATGGGGGTTTTATCTGGAGATTCTTCTAATTTAAGTCTAAATAATATTAGAGATTTTTCTAATCAGCTTTCTGGGGTTGACCTCGGATCTTCCTTAAAAAATGGTCTACCGAATCCACAGACGATGGGTCTTGGGGGACCTTCTGAAAATAAATACTCCCCTGGGGATTTAATAAATTCGGATGTATACCCTAATGTTCCTGGCCCTGATTTAGGGGTTACCCCGCCAGGATCCCCAACGATAGGAAGAGTTTACCCTGATATGATGTCCGGGGATTCGGATCTATATTCAACAGTTCCTGGCCCTGATTTAGGCGTTCCGGATAGGGCTTATCCGAACCCTTCTGGTGATGCTTATAATCGTGTTCCCGGACAAGATTTAGGAGTTCCCCAGAGGGTTTATCCGAACCCTTCTGGTGATGCTTATCTTCAAGTTCCTGGCCGAGATTTAGGAGCTCCTCAGAGAGTTTATCCAGAGCCTTCGGGTGATGTATATCTAAATGTTCCTGGCTCCGATTTAGGAGCTCCACAGAGGGTTTATCCCACTGTGACCGAAGATTTCTATCCCGATGTTCCTGGAGTTGATCTGGGCGTACCTGATAGGGTCTACCCGCAAATCAATGATGATGTTTACACTAAAGTTCCTGGGAAAGATTTGGGAGTACCCGAAAGAGCATACCCTATAATCAACGATGATGTTTATTCTGATGTACCAGGAAAAGATTTAGGAGCACCCGAAAGAGCATACCCTATAATCAATGAAGATGTTTACTCTGATGTACCCGGATCTGATCTAGGCCTTCCTGGAAGAAGATACGAGGGGATTAATGAAAATGTATACCCTAATTCTTCTGAAGAGTCTAATCAATTAAAATCTCCAGAAAGAGTTTACGTAGACGAACCTGCTAAAAGATCAAACCTGGTAGAAGATGTCTATAAAGATGACAACAAAAATTTAACTGAATTCAGTAGTAAACCTGCCCCAGTTTATCCTAAAGAAGATACTAAGTACTTTAAAGGCAATCTAGGGGATTTATATCCTCCTACTAGAGAGGATTTTAATCCTGAGGAACCGGGGGATTTAGGAAACTTAAAGACTAAAGATTCGTATAACATAAGTCTTGGCGGTAAAAATCCAGACCCCACTAAATTTGATTCTTAATGTCGTCTAATAAATCATACCTAGGAGTAATAGTTGATGTAATTGACCCCTTAAAACAGGGTAGAGCAAAGGTAAAAGTCTTTGGCATATTTGATGATTTACCGACAGAAGATATTCCTTGGGCTGAACCAGGAACTGCTAGCGAATATTTCGGAGGGGGAAGGGGAGGGGGAGCAGTTAGTATTCCCCGAATAGGAACTGTTGTTTATTGCTCTTTTGAAGGAGAAAATTATTATAAGCTATACTTCGATACCATAAAAGAATATTCCCCCGATATGATAGAAGAGATGAATGAAGAAAATTCTTACGAAGGATTCCATTCTTTAATTTATGATTCGGAAGCACAACCTGGATCTCTTAAGCTATTCTATAGCCGGAAAAAAGGTTTAGTATTTCAACTTGATGATGCTACTATTCAATTGGATACACAGAATGGGGGAGAGCTTAGGGTAGTTATAAAAATGGGGGAGGATGAAATAAGAATGGAGAACGAAAAAGTTATTATAAATTCTTTAAATATAGAATTAGGGGAAGGTGCTATAGAATCTGTAATAAAGGGGGATACTTTTAAAAAGATATACGATACCCATACCCATGCAGGAGCAGGAACCCCACCGGTAGTTCCCTTACCAACTTCGGTCCTAAGTATAAATACAAAAACAAAATAGATTATGTCTTTACAACCGCAAATAGAATTATTGAGTAAATTGGGAAGCCTTGGCGAATCTATTCCTGGTTTAGATGTAGAGCCCATAGTTGAGAATCTTGTTAAGAAAAGCGAAGAGATTAAAACAGCTACCGAATCGATAGATGAAGAGGAGGAAGAAGAGAATGAAAGAGAAACAAGATCAGAGAGAAGAAAGGAAAGGAAAGCCGAGAGAGAAAGAAAAAAAGCGGGAAGAAAGGAAAAAACTGAAGAGGAAAAAGAAGCGCAAAAAGCTGAAAGAGAGAAAAAAAAAGAGGAATTTAAGAAAAAAGCAGAGGAGCAAATAAAAAAAATAGTAGGAAATTACAAAAGTCAAATGAATGTAATTGTATCGGAAAATATAATAGGGATAACCCAGAGTTATAAAGTATTTAAAGATTCTATAGAATCTATTCCACCGGACGTTAATGCTTTAATAGCTAATATACTTCTTCCCCCCGCTATTACAGTACCTCCGGGAGCACCAAATCCTCTATATGCTTTCAATTTAACAATACAAGGAAAAAATACCCTGTCCCGAACTTTAAATAGCGCTATTGTAGCTTTTACCCAGGTTTTAAAGCTCTCAACCGCAATAAAATTTGAAATACCTAAACCCATACTAGATTTATTTGATAAAATAAGTACAGTTAATAATTTGATTAACAAAATTCCTTTGTAACAAAAATCTTTATTCGATCGATAAAGATATATAGTTAAATGAGCGAAAGAAATCACATAGATAAACTTAATGCACTTTCTTCTTCTGTAATAGGATTTGAATTTGAATTCTACACTAATATGTTGAAAGGAGAAGCTGCTGAGTCTATAGGAAAAGAGATAAAGAAAAAAGTTCGGGTATCAGAGAAATACCATTCTGATTTAAAAGTTACTTCTTCCTTATTTAAGTTAGAGCCTGATTATTCGGGAGGAAATAAAATGGTCGAGCTAATAACTGGACCAATGGAATACGCTGAAGCTATTCCTGTTATGATAAAAATTCTAAATTGGATAGAGAAAAATGGGTGGACAGATGATAGATGTGCATTTCAATTTTCCCTTAGCTTCGATAAATTCAGAAGAGAAATAAAAGATAGAATAGAAAATTTAGATAAACTTAAATTTATACTAGGAATAGATGAAAATTTTATTTATTCCAAGTTTGGTAATAGATCTAATAACGTGTATGCTAATACAGTAAAAAGGGTTGTTCCCGTTAATAGATTTTCTATGTTGGAGAATATAACTTATATCGATCCTAAATTATTTAAGGTTCCTGACGAAAAATATTACGGAGTAAATTTCACTAAACTTAAAGATGGATACCTAGAATTCAGGTATTTGGGAAATAGGGATTATGAAAAAAAGATAAAAGAAATAAGAGAAGTTATAGATTATGTGATCCTATACCTTTATGATATTCTTAGCCACCGGGCAAATGGGTATACCAAAGAGGACCTAGCTAAACTTAAAGAAATGATGAAGGAATACAGCAAAGTTGTAAAATGCTATAGCAATCCTGAATTATTTTTTATGAATTTCCCAGACTTTCATGTTTTCGTAGATCTAAAGGGGTTGGACGAAAATATAAAGACATATTTTCCAATGATAAAAGATAAAATTTTTGATCTGGTTGTTGATGGTAATGTTAGATCTTGTTATTTTAACTACGACACGACAAATGGTAGATACCAGGTAAAAGAAGCTAGGATAAGAAACTTCATGAAAGTTAAAGATCTGGATTTAATATCCTGTGACATAAAAGGTGGAGCTTTAGAAAATTGCAATCTTTTTACTTGCGATATAAAAAAAACAAGGGTAGAAAACTGTAACGTTGCTAATGGGTGTAAAATAACCTCTTCTAGAGTTAATGATAGTGTAATAGAATTTTCCAATGAATTAACAGATTGTTTTATTGATTGTAAAGGTAAAAATGTTAACTGTAAGACGACAGGAGGAGTTCTAAGAGATGGTAATATTGGGGAATATGCAGAAATAGGTAAAGATACTATAAAAGTTAGAGGATTTAATGATCTTAGAAATGAAAGGTTTGTAACCGATAGTAGATTAAAGGATTTAAACCCGGATTACAGAAGATCCAAATTTGGAAACCTAAATTATTAAAAAATGACTTCAGACGAATTAATACAAGAAATAGAAGATGCCATATCTTTTAGCTGTTCTTTACCCTATAATCTAAATAGACAGGAGACAGAAAGAATCATAAAAAGATCTAGAGCTTGGTTCTATGATAATTATCAATATGCGGTAGAGGAAAGAATAATGGTTCTTGCTAATCAATTATTTAATCATCCAGAATTTAAAAAAACTAGGCAAATTAAACTTCCGGATTCTATAGTAACTATATTTGATGTTAGGGAAGTTGGGGGAGCGGGAATTTCTGGAAACCCAGATAAAGACTTTAGCGATTCCAAATTATTAGGGTCAGAGCTAATGTTATCCCCTTTCATAGGTGACAATTTAGTTTATAGAACTGTAATGTATTCCTATTTTGATTTAGCAAAAGCTTATCTTCTTCCCACATATGCTTTTAAATGGAATAAAAATACTAAATTCCTAACAATACTAGGTAGAGATCCAGGGAGAAGCGGAAAAGGAAGTGGCTCCCAACAATCCCAATTAGCCCAAGGATTTGGCTCTGGCGGATCTGATGTTGCAGTAAGATGTTTTGTAGCTATAAACGATGAATACCTATATGACGATGAATTATTTGTTAGGTACTGTATAGGTAAATGTAAAATAGCTTTAGGAACTATGCTTGGAGTATTTGCTTATACCCTTCCCGGTGGCGTTCAGGTTAATTCCAATGATATAAAAGCAAACGGGGAAGCAGAGGTTCAAGAGGTTATGGAAATGATAAATGGAGAAAATACGGCTTCTTATTTCTTACAGTGGTCATAATTTAATATATTTTTCTTGGATTTTTTTCTTGGATATATAAAAAAATAAAATGTATGCTGAGAGAAATCTATAATAAAGATCCAGAGGATCCTAACTACAAAGAGGATCAGTTAGAAGTAACAGATCCTTTAGAAGCTTGTGTAGGAAAAATCAAAATGATGATATTTACTAAAAGGGGAGAAGTATTAGGTGATCCCAGCTTTGGCCTAGATTTAGAATCCCTTATTTACGATATGAATTTATCAGAATCAGCGTTAAGAAAAGAGGTACAAAATAATATAAGAGCATACATACCGGAATTTGAAGCCCTAGGGGGAACATATGAATTAAAATTTTACTTAGGAACTAATAGAGATATAGCAACATTAGATTTTAGATTTAATTCCAACTCGGGATTAAGCCCTATTGTTACATTACTAATAACATAAAAAAATGAATATTTATAAAAAGAATAATATATTAATCTCCGGTCTTCTTACTAGCACCTATTCTTTTATCAGCAAAACCTATTCCCAAAGTAAAAACCTTTTTACCGTAGCTTCTGCTTGGGGACAAATTACCTTTGTTTTCCAGAATATATCCCAACTTATTCTTTATTTCATAGAAGATTCTATAACAGAGTTAAATATAGAACAAGCAACCAGAGATTATTCAGTAAGAAGTCTTGCAAGGATATCAGGATATGATCCTAAAAGATCTTCCGCATCCCAGGGTGAAGTCGTTGTATCCTGGAATTCTTCTAACACAGAAGCAGGAGGCGGAAGTGTTATAATCAGAAGGAATACACAAATTAGAAATCAGCAAAATGGACAAATGTACACCTTGGTTATTCCTTCTGATACCGTAACAATCCCCCTTTCTTCACAATCCCAACCCCAAACATTTAAAGTAGTTCAAGGACTTTTTGCTTCCAGTAATTTTACCTCAAATGGAGCATCCCTTTTAAGTTTTAATGTACCCTCTATAAATGGACAAAATATAGATCAATTTTATGTAGATGTTTATGTTAACGAAGAAAGATGGAGAAGATACGATTCATTCTATGATATTCCCCTTAATGCAAAAGGATTTATTGTTAAGAGCGGGATTGCAAATGGAATTGATGTTTATTTTGGTAATTCTTTCTTTGGCCAGATACCTAAATCAGGATCTAATATACGAGTAGAATCCCTAACCAACATAGGAATAAAAGGAAATGTTTATTCTACACCAAACAATCCTCTTACCTGGAAATTCTCTGATAGCGGAACAGATTTATACGGAGCATCTTTAGATTTAAATCTCTATTTAAATATAGTTAATTCATTAGATCCTGATTTCGGTACAGATCCAGATGCAACCTCTTTGATAAGAATAGTTGCACCCAAAACAAGTAGAGCTTTTGTTTTTGCAAATGCTCAAAGTTATGAGATATTTTTAAATAAACTAGCAATATTTTCCCAGATACAAGCATACTCTACTTTTGATGATGAGAATTTGGATGATGATAATGTGGTTTATATCTATTTAGTTCCCGATATCACTTTAAATATAGCTTCAAACCAGGATTATTTTAGTGTTCCTATTCAGAATTTTATACTTACGGCTTCTCAAAAGGCTAGGATAATGAATCTGATAGAAGATTCGGGATCTATGATAGCAACTACGGTGGTTCAAATAGTTGATCCTATAGTTAAGAAATTCGTCATGAATATAGACATGACTACATTTGTAGGATTTGATCCTAACACTATAAAGCAGCAGATAAGAAATAAAATATCTGATTACATGTTAAATCTAAAAAGAAGAGATAAAATACCAAGATCCGATATGGTTGCAATAATAGAATCTGTATCTGGAGTAGATTCGGTATACGTGGAATTTCTATCTGAAGACGATCAAAACGGATTAAGAAACCTGCAGGATACTTCAAGTACAGATGGGATAGTTTCTTATAAATCATCTTCTATAGATACCTTCGGTGATATAATAATTGGAATGAATCAATTAGTGATTTTTAGAGGAGGATGGGCAGATTTAGCAGGAAATCAATATACGGTTAGCCCGGTAATAGGTAGCTTAGGACCTATAAATATAACTGTTCAGGGATTACCGGTTCCTGTTAATTTTAATAGCCAATTGAATACCACCACCCGACAATCTGTAATAAATAAATAAGATGGAAGATAAAGATGAAAGATTTTCTCCTTTTTTTCCAGGAGACGAATTAAGAGTAAACTATACACCATTCGGTGCTAAGTATAAAACTTCAAACACAACTTTTTACGATCAAAAAGATCAATATGATTCATCCCAATCAGCAGGGGAAAGATCTTTTGATATAGGGTGTTCAGGATATAGATCTACTATCATAAATGCTAATGGGGATCTTAAATTTTTTCCTTGTTCAAATGCTACTGAATACACAGAGATAATGAAGCAGATGAATGCGGTTAATGAAGAAAGAAGATATTATGATTTTGATCAGAGAAATAATATCTTTGATGTGATGTATAGTATTAATGACACTGCGTATCAAGGATTTAATTATAAAGATAAAATACTGGAAAAAACTTTATCCAAGGTCTTATTCAGAGACCCCGTTAAAGCTAGTATTCTATCCTATTTCGAGAAGGGATTTTTTGCTTTAGTAGAAACTACTAAGCAGATAAAAAATTATTTTAACTATACAGTACCTAAAAATAACAGAAGAGTTTTCTAAATGGCGGATTTAAAACTTAGATTTTTTAATAAAAGGGGGAATCCCTTAAATTTCGAATATATCGGGCCTACAGGTCCTAGTCCTTTAGATTCAAGATTCTTATATAAGACTAGTTCTGTTTCTACGTCTAATGGAAATGTTATTTTCCAACAATCAGGAAGTAACTATACCTTCCAGTTTAACACGAATGATGTCAATTTTTTCAATTTAAATTCAATCGGAAACGAAATAGATTATTGCTTATCCAGAGGATCTGAAATTTATCTGAACGGAAGGGTAATAGGGGGTAGCAAATTCAAAGGGAAAATTACTTCTTGCGTAGTTAGCGGGGGAGGAGTACTTATTACGATTCCGGTAAATAATTTTATTGGACAAAATATAATCGGTTTAGGTAATACTATATCTTTTACGGTATCCTATAAAAATAGACCAGATGGATATTTTGCAGGCAATATTTATTTCGATCCTGTTTCAGCTGGTCTTTATGAAAACGAACAGATATTTATAACCCAGCAAATAATTGGTCCTTCTGGAGGAATCGATTATAGTTACCCGAGAACTTTAGCTACAGGAGCTACTTCGGGAAAATGGAGAACCAGATGGTATAATAATTCTTATGGTAATATAGACGTAACCGAGATATTATTCACTTATAAAATATTGGATGAATTAGCGGGAGGTGATGGACAGCCATTAATAGTTTCTTATCCGAATATAGTTTATAATGACGTAATAGCATCTTCTTCAGATTACTATTCCAATGGATCTTTAAATTGTCCTACTTTTACCCTTTCTGAATCCAAATCTCTTTCTGTGAACGTAGGACTAAACGGTCCAGAAGAATCAGAAGAGGTATACGAAAGAAAACTTATCATAGAAGACATAAGTGCAGGGGTTACTGGTGCTAATGTAAGTAAAATATTAGAGGTTAATTTCTACGGGCAAATAATAGCAGAAGACGAAAGGCTAAAGGTGTTAGCAAATAACTTAGGAAGAGCTTTTAATAATGAAGATTCTATAATCTTAAGGAATCACGATCCTAAAGAACCCCTACCGAATTACGAAGAAATAAACGAAAAGAGAAAAGAGTTACTTTTAGCAGGGGAAGAAATATTCCCGTATATAGGAAGTTATAAAGGGCTTATAAATGCTCTTAAGTTTTTTGGGTATCAGGATTTAAGAATAAAAGAATACTGGCTAAATCTTGATTTTTCAGAGGATGAAGGTTTAACCCCTCCTTCTTTAAAGAATCAGATAGCTTTAAATGAAATAAAAACACAAAGGCTCGGATCAGGATCCCAATCATATCAGATAAAAGATGTATTGGATAACCCCAATTCTGGTAAATATAGGATGGAACAAACCTATGGACCAGATGCAGAGGGTAATTATGTTCTTGATGTTTCGTCACAAAATACTCTAATTCCTAGTAATACCTATAAAAAAACATCTTTATTTGGATTATATTATGATATAAATAAAGTAACATCAGAAACCGACGAATATGGGTATCCTATAGTCGTTGATTCTTTTCAATTTACCCAGGAAGAAGTCTTAATAAAATTATTCGGGCTAAAACAGAAGCTAAAAAGAGACTATTTACCCCTTAATGCAAGAATAATAGATATAACAGGGGAAGGAGTTTATTTTTCTGTAGTAAATACAAGAGCATGGGTAGATTTTACTGAGGTTCAAGATATAAAATCAGGTAATTATTTTGATTTCAGGGTAAACCCAGATTTAGCTTATATAGAAGATTTAAGGAATTTTAATATAAAACCAGATGCTCTTCCTATACAAACCCCTAGTGTATATTATAATAATTATGATATAGGGGTAAATGTTCTCGGCGGAACTGGAAGTGCTTTGTATTTTACTGGGTTCCCTGATTTAGGAATAGTGGGTCCTTCTGGCCCTAATCCTCCTTTAAATGTTGTAATTGGAAAATCCTATACCTTTAATCTTTCCACCGAAGGATTCAGTTTTTATATAACAGAATCCCCTAGTTTTACACAACAAGATCCTACGGGATTAATAGGGAATGGAGCAACCTCCGGATCTTCTAGCATAATCTGGAATATAAACCCACAGCAAATAACCCCGGTTTATTATTATTGCCCGCAAAACACTAATATAAATGGGATTGTAAATATTTTGCCTCCTGATATATCGGATTTAGGTAATATAATAAATCCATTAGATTCTCAGCAGAATTACACTTCCTCCCAAAATCAAAGTCTAATAGATTCAATAAATCAATTTTATGAATTAAAACAAGAGGGAAAAATCCAACTTTTAGGGGATGGAAAATACGATCCTCCTTCTTACATAGATCCTTCGACAAATCTATCATACGTAGTTCCAATTGGAACCCCTTTAGTTTTAGAATTGGAGATAGATCGATGGGATTGGGATGAAATGAATTTTTCATGGAGCGGAATAAATCTTCCAACATTTAAAGTAGGGGATTTTGTAGAAATTAAATCGCAGACCGCTTCTTTGACCGCAGGAATAACAGGGGGAACAATAGGATCTGTTACTATAAATGTTCCTGGATTAGGTTATTCTACCGTTCCTTTAATAACAGTTACCGGGGGAGGAGGCCTCGGAGCAGTTCTTCTGCCCGTTATTAGCGGTAGTAGAATAACAACGATTACGGTATTATCACCAGGATCCGGGTATACCTCAAGTCCAACGCTTACTATAGGAATTCCTTCCGGCGATTCTGGTACTGTTGTAAGTACTAATTATACGAATGGAACTTATGATGTTCTTCTTTCTTCTGATAATTTAGTTTATACTTTTGAAGGATTTGAATTATTTTCTAATGACCAGGGATATGGTCTAATGAACTGGAAAAACATAGATTTTTCCAATTATGTAGAAATAGAATGGATAATAAATAAAGATGCAACACAGGACGGATCCCCTTATAATTTTGAATTTAGAGGCCCTATAGTTGATTTTAATAAGCTAGCCCACTTTATCCCCTTCACAGGGGACTTTAATGTCACATGTAACATCTATGATGGCTTCAACGCAAAATCTACTAAGGTAAAGAATAAGAATCTAACAGTTCAACCTAAAAAGATAAAATTAGAATCTTGGGCAACCGAAGAAGCAAGTTCTTGGACTAGATATAGAGAAATAGA